AGGGAGATAAATTAATACCTATTGATTTACCATCAATAGATGAGGAAATTGTTATTACACCTCAAGCAACTGGTGGTTTTTGGACTAGACCAGTCGAGCAATCAATATCAGACTAGTTTTATGAATATTCTCTCAAATATCAAAAGAGGCATCTATACTAACATAATATGACTGGTCATACACCTAATAGTGATACTAATCAAGAATTCTTATCGACAATGCATACTATGATTGATGATTTAGATACTATTTCTTCCAATATTGATGAGCATACTTATTTAAGGTTAGCAAATGGACTGCAACGACTATATAATATACATAATTCGACTATACAAACATCTAGCACTAATAACAGAGAAACTCTGGCTCAAAGACAACATGAAAGATATCGAGAAAATTTTCAAACTAATAATGAAGTCCAAATTAATAGGAATCTAGCAAGACATTACGGAAGAATTTATGATATTAGTGGTATTCCAGCAAAAGACTTTTTAGAAAAGAGCTACAATACATATACCAAGCTAATAGAGAGCTCTTCAACACTTGCGCGAGTAAAGGGAGATAAATTAATACCAATAGATATAAATCTTGATAGTGAGGAAAATATTGTGCTAACTCCTATTCCTATTAGAGGAAGCGTTGATTTACCGGCTAGAAATGTTGCTTTATCAATAGAAGATAATGAATGAGAATAAAAATTTATAATAAAAATTGAAACTATTTATTATTTTTACTTAATAAATAATAAATAATTATGTCTCCTGGACCTACTAGTATAGAAAATCCAACATTTTTAGCAACATTACAAACAATATTAGCAGTGTTAGAGGATGATATAGCGCCATTAATTCCGGAGAATACTTATTTAACATTGGCAAGTCAGTTACAAATTTTATATGGTATACATAATAATAGTGCTAGTGGCAGTGGCAGTGGCAGTGGCAGTGGCAGTGTTAGTTATACTTATGATAATAGTGCTAATTATTTTACGGGCTTCGGGCGGTTGTCGGGTATTGTTTCTAATTCAAATAGTAATAATAGTGGTAGTGTTAGTTATACTTATGATAATAGTGGTAATTATTTTACGGGCTTCGGGCGGATGTCAGGTATTGTTTCTAATTCAAATAGTAATAATAGTATTACCAATTTTACAGATGCGTTGTTAATAGTAGAAAGAATGTATGATGCTATGTCATATGTAGAAAGAGAGAGAGCCTACGAAAATAACAATTATACTAATCTAATGAACACAGCGCGAAATTATTGGAACGCTATGTCTCTAGACGAACAAAGGGATTATCGCACTAATATGCGTCGTGATGATATTGAATTTGGAGGACCCGTTCATAGAATTATTTATCCGCGTGCATAATTATAAATTAAAATTATTGTTAATAAAAGCAGTCAGTTTTTTATAATCATCAATAAATATATTTTTATTGCCTTGATACTTAAATATTATATTGTTTTTTTTCAACTCAAGTTCTGTTGGCGGATATAACTCATTCCACGATAATATTATGGAACTATCTATAACATTTGAGAGATTTAATAACGGATAACTATATTTCATATAGGCAAGTGATCTGGCAATTGTTCCGCGAGAGTAATTACACGGACTATAAAATTTTTGACTTGCTATTATATCGCCACTATGAGAGAATTTCTTATTACTACGTAAATTGTTTGTATAATAATTTGTTAAATATATATTGTGCATATCTTTATTTGCCTTGCTATAATGTTTTGTAAATGATTGAGGAAATATGTGTTCTGCTGTTAAATTATTATATTTTGTATAATTTAAATTATTAAAATTACTAAAACTATTTATATTACATTCTTCGGTGCAGTTACAAAAATCATTATATAAGTCATAATAAATATTATTATTATAGTAATATTGTTTTATAGTTTTTATAGAATAATATTTTGAAGGCAATACACGAGTAACAGAATTATAATTTCTGCTCAATATAAGACTAACAAACAATTTAGTTTGAGAGAAGTAGTTGAAAAAACGCATATTAGCTTTTAAAACTAATATATATTTTTCTAAATATATAAAAAAATGATATAAAAACATTGATTAAAAAATTGATAACTATTATTAATTGTTGCTATTATTTATTACTATAAATAATGATGTCTATTCAAGATAGTTATACAGGAAATCAAAACAAAGACCCAACATTTTTAACAACATTAAAAGCAATATATGCTGTCATAAACGATGATGTTTCACCTTCAATCACAGATAATACATATTTAACATTGTTAGATAATTTACAACTTTTATATGTATGTCATGTAAAAGTTGTAGTAGTTTTAATAGTAGTTACACTGGTGCTAATATTATCATTATTAGTAATCTTAGTAATGCTATTACTAAGATAAATGATTAAAAATTTAAAAAATGCTTAAAAAAAAATTGATAACTATTTTTTTTATGAAAACATTAATCATTATACTAACATAATATGACCGGTCATAGCATTAACGCAGAACAAAATCAAGAATTCTTATCAACAATGCATACTATGATTGATGATTTAGATACTATTTCTTCAAACATTAATGAGCATACTTATTTAAGGTTAGCAAATGGACTGCAACGACTGTATAATATACATAATTCGACTATACAATCACCTAATAGTGTTAGAGAAACTTGGGCTCGTGAGCGACGTCAAATATTTAATGAAGAAAATAATATAGCCCAAAATATTACAACTGCTTTAGCAAGACATTACGGAAGAGTTTATGATAGTAGTGGTATTCTTATACATAATGATATTGCTACTGTAAATGCTGACACTTATCCTGATGATATTAATGCTAATTATGATTCGTGGAATGAAAATAATCCGGCACAAAATAGGGATAGTGCTAGTGCTAGTGCTAGAATTAGTTATACTTCTATTACTTCTAATCATTGGATTGAAACAGCATTGCGAGAAGGCCTGCGCAGCGCGCGCTAAATTATTTTGTTTTTAGCTATGTTATAATATAAAAATGTTGTTGTGCCGAGTAAAATACCACCCCATAATGTGTCTAAAATTACTAATAATGGCGACCAATTTTTGAAAAAAGCATAGTTTGTTGTTTCATAAACTCCATTTATAAGCACTCCTAAAAAAAACGCATCTTTAATGGGTGCATTTTTTCTTATTATAAAATAATATAGTCCAGAAACCAATATTATATAGCATGCTAATGCTGACCATATATTAACTTTAACGTCTGCTTTTTGTATATTTTTAAGTATTGGTAGCATAAAATCTTTGAATAAATATAAATAACTGAAGTCTAATATTAACATTATTACACCAATAATAAATAATGTTTTCCACATATATTATTATTTATTAATAATAAATATTATTAATTATATTAATTATATTATTTATTATTATTATTTAATATATATATATGAGACATAAGCAACTTTCATTTTTAAGAAAAAATGCTAAAGTAGTGATACCTATTTTAATAGTTATTATATTATTTTTTTCATTTATAAATCAATCGACAAATTCGGAAGGGTTGTCTAATATGTATACAATAGATGACTTAAAAAAAGATACCAACCTTAATAGTGTTAGTAATACACTTGATTATACTATAAAACAAGCGCAAGGTTTAGAAAAAGGAGAGCGAGGGCTTTTTGCCAAAAAAAATTATAAAATAAATGATATTATAGAAATTTGCCCTACGCTAAAGATGGATAGTTCTACTATAGATAAAGACAACACATTACATACGTATTTTTTCATTCCAAATGATAAAACAAAAAATAATAGTTTACTAGCTTTGGGCTATTGTGGTTTAATAAACGATTCGAAGTCCAAGCAAAATTGTAGTTGGATTGTGTCAGAAGATGATAATTTCATAACAATGTATGCTACTAAAGATATAGCAAAAGGTGAGGAATTTTTTACAAGTTATGGAGAGAATTATTGAAAAGACAAAACAACTAAAGTAGAGTAAATTACAGTCCATACTTTTCTTTTATCCACGATTTTAAAATTTCTAATGAGCAAGTTATATAATCATCATTAAATTCGTTTAATTTTAAAAATTGCGGTTTCTTCATAGTTTCTGTTTTATAAAATATATAGTCTCCGTATTTTCCTTTTCTAATTGCTAAGTCATTTGATATTCTACGAACTAAACTATTACCCTCACTAGTGCGATCATTTAATATAGTTAGTGCATCTTCTATTTTAATTTCTTTAATAGGAACATTTATTTTAACTGTATTGAGAGATTTACGTAGTTCTCCGCATTCTAAAAAGTAACCAAATTTACCTTTTTTTAAATAAACAGGAACCTCTTGAAAATTTCCTAAAAGTTTGCTATTTTCCTCTTTTGTTTCTATTAATTCATCTAATTTATAACCGCCTTCTTTAAGTTTGGTTATATTTATGTCTTTTTTAACTCCATAAAAGCCGAGTGTTCCGTCTTCTTTTGTATATTTAATAGTTGGTCCGTTCTTTCCTATTAAATATGTATGTTTGGAGTCTATTACTATTTGTATTTTTTCCTGACCATTAGCATTAGCAGCATTAGCAGCATTAGCAGCATTAGCAGCATTAGCTGAATTAGTATTAGCAGCTAAATTATTTGTTTTTATTAAGTCATTAATAAAACCATAACATTCATCGCATAATTCATAATATTTCTTTTGACCTTGCGCAATATTATCTAATTCATCTTCCATAGATTTAGTGTAGTCATAATCAAATAACTTGCTAAAATACTTAAGTAAGAATTCGATAACAAATATTCCGGTTTGTGTTATTACCAATTTATTTTTCTCATTACCGAATTCTTTTGTTCCTTGCTCTTCTACAATATTGTTGTCTATTAATGTATAATCTATAATTTCTAATTTTTTACCATCTACATTTTGCTTTGTAACGTAATTTCGTTCTTGAATTTTTTCTAGAAGCGATGAAAAGGTTGATGGGCGACCAATACCTTTTTGTTCTAATAATTGAACCAAGTGAGCTTCGCTATAATGCGACTTTAATTCTTTAAGTGTTTGTTTACAAGTTAATTTTTTATAACTTATAGAATCTTCTTTCATATTCTTAAAATATGTGTAATATTTTTCTTCTTCTATTCCGCATACAGCTTTCCAGCCGAGAAATATATTCTCTTCTGCACTATATTTATATAGTGCGTCATATGGGGCATTTATATTTACAACTAATTGTAAATATTTCGCAGGAGCCATCATGCTTTCCAAGCTATTAGTCCATATTAATTTGTATAATTTTCTATGTTTTGCGTTAAATGTTTCTTCGCTAGTTGGAATAGCTTCTAGATCAATATGCGTAGGTCTGATTGCTTCGTGGGCTTCTTGCGCATTATTATTATTTTCAATAGTTGCCTCTGACTTTTCTTTTTTAGACTTGGATTTTGATTTAGATTTGTCTTTTGTTTTTGTGTCACCTTCTAAAATCTCTCCTACATTGGTTATAGCTTTAGTGTTATCTTTATTTTGAATTAATTTATTTATTTCTGGATGAATATATTCGGCTCTATATTTTTCGGTTATATAATTCTTGCCTTCTTCTATAAAGTCTTCGCTATATACTTTACTGTCTGTTCTCATATATGTAATATATCCCCCTTCATATAATTTTTGCGCAAGTGCCATAGTATCTTTTGGTGAAATATGCATGCTATTATTTGCTGCTTGTTGTAGTCCGGATGTTGTAAATGGACATGGAGGATTTTTAATTAGCTCGCGCTCTTTTGCTTTACTTAAACTATGCGTATGTGTTTTGCTTTGTTCGAGAAAATCTTTTATAGTGTCATGACTATCAAAATTTTTATTTAGTGTAAATTGAATATTATTACTTGTAAAATATCCACAACTATTAAAGCTCATTTTTCCAGGAGACTCTTGAATTTCTTTATAGTTATCATAGACTAGGCGAAGAGCAGGTGTTTGACAGCGTCCGGCGCTAAGTGCGTTCTTACTATTTGAAGCAATATATTTCCATAATAATGGTGTAATTGTAAATCCAACAATAAGATCTAGCATTTGTCGTGCTTGTTGAGCGTAAACTAATTCTAAATTTAGTGTTCTTGGATTTGCTAGCGAATGTTTAATAGCGCGTTCTGTAATTTCGTGGAATACAATTCGTTTGGTAGTTTCTAATGCTAGTCCAAATACTTGAGCAATATGCCAAGCAATGGCTTCACCTTCGCGGTCATCGTCTGTTGCTAATATGACTTCTTTAGCTACTTTTATTGCTTTGCGCATTTTTTCTATTTGTGCTTTTTTTGTATCAATAATAGCAAAGCTAGGTTTGTAATTATTTTTAATATCTATTTGGTCCAAATTAGAGAGATGCGTAATGTGACCGTATGAACCAATTACTTTATAGCCGGCACCTAAAAATTTCTCAATTTTTTCGCATTTAGCAGGTGACTCTACAATTAATAAAATATAACTCATTTTATTAAATAAAATTATTTATTTATTTAATAAATAATTCAATTATTTATTTTTTTATATTTGTTTGTTTAGATCAGAAAGTTTTTTAATGAACCAATAATATTTTTATTTAATTTGCGACCACTTGCTAATTTAATATTTTCAAAATTAGTACTTTCATCTTTGAGAGATTGTAATAGTGATTCCATGTTTTTAAATTCGTTAGCTAGCGCTAATGCAGATACACTACTAATGCCTGGGATTTGCATAAGCATCAATTGAAAAATATTCTCTCTATTTATATGTGCTTTTTTACTAGTTTTAATAGTTTCAATATATGTTTCGTCACTATTTACAATATGCGTATTAACTGATTCCGTGTCATTATAAAATCCCGGTTTATTTTCACGCATAATTTTGGAAGCAAACGCCACTAACATAGTAGCTGTTTCAGTTTGATTTAAAGTATTAATAACTGAGAAACCTTTATAATAATTGAGAGAAAACAATGTAGAATATAAGGTGCTTCTAAAACTAACTTCTTTATAATTAATGATTGCTCCTTCTAATAAATAAATTATATTATGATTATGAGTAGAGGCTTCATTTAAGCGAAAAGATTGCTCTTTATAGCGTCCATCTTTAATTGATGACTCCAAGTCTGAAAGTGACTTACGTTCAATAATCAATAAAGGTTGTTCACTTATTTCATCATAAAAAACATAATCACCAATATCTAAATTCTTTTGAATAATTGCAACTTTATTTTTGGCCGTTTCATTTAATGAAATAATATTTTGAACTAGCGTCTTGGGCTCACGTAAGTCTATTAATAAATGCATAACCGGACTTTTGTTTAATAGCTATTAAATAGTTTTATAATATTATTTTAAGTTGTTTTTAAATAATATTATAAACGTTCGTGTTTAACCTAATATATTTCTGTTGCGAACAGGGTCGTGACGAATGAAGGTTCCTTTTGAACCCATCATGTCAAGACATCTAGTTCCATCCGCACAAGTTCTTAGAAAACCGCAACCATTGACAACGTCCTCTGTGTTTAATGAGGCACCGCTGTTCCAATCTACGCCGTTTGCAGCAGTGCGTAAATATTTGTAACCATGTATTCCTGTAATATTTGGTCTTACGCCGACTGTCGAATTGAGACCAGCCATCGAGCCAAACTGACAAGTGTTGTTAGTGTATAAGTTGCTTCCTGTTAAGTTTTTAGTAATTCTTTTACCGACGCGACCCTCGTTGGGCATCTTTTTTATAATAATAGATTATATTTTTATTTTTAAAAATAAATTAATTAAATAAATTAAAATAATTAATTAAAATAATATAAAAATAAAATAAAAAATTGTCTTAAATACTTTATTAAAATTAAAATTAAAATATTAATATAAATGTCTACGGTCAATTTAAATAGTAATAATTGTTTAAAAGATATTAATAGCGAAGATAGTAGCTCTGATAGTGAGAGTGAAACTAATGTTATGAAATATAATGAAGAGGTCCTTTTCAATCCTTTTAACACTAGTAATCAAGAAATTACTAATGCTAATGTTCAAGAATTGCTATCAAAATATGGAATTGTTACTAAACCATTTAATATGGAATTATATAAGCGAGCATTTATTCATAAATCTTATACAAAACGTCCTAAATTAGAAAATTCGATGGCAAATGTTATTATTGCAAATAAACCAGACAATTGTTTACCGCTTAAAACAAAATCAAACGAACGCCTTGAATTTCTTGGTGATGGCGTATTAGAACTTATTACAAAATATTATTTATATAAACGCTTTCCTAAAGCTGATGAAGGATTTATGACTGAAAAAAAGATCGCATTAGTCAAAAATGAGCATATTGGAAAAGTTGCCCTTGAAATGGGACTAAACAAATATTATATTATTTCTCGGCACGCAGAAGATAAAAATATTCGCAACAATTTGAAAAAATTGGGTTGCTTATTTGAAGCATTTATTGGTGCTATTTTCCTAGACTTCAATCGCATTTCTATTAATGACGAATATGGGTGGTTTACAAATGTATTCAATTGTGGCCCTGGACTACAAATGGCGCAAATTTTCGTAGAAAATGTATTCGAAAAGCACGTTGATTGGACTAATTTAATTAATAATGATGACAACTATAAAAATAAGCTTCAAGTAATTATTCAAAAAGAATTCAAAATTACACCAGACTATGTAGAATTAAAAACTCCTAAAATGGACGATGATGATGATAATGATAAATTATATGTAATGGGTCTTTATATTTGTTTTGGACAAAATATTCATAATGCTAAAATTAGTAATGCACACAATTATGAACAATTAGGGTCATTTAAAGCAATTCACGAACTACTTGAAAAACAAGATAAATTATTAGTGTTTTTAACAAAGGCAGAGCATAAAATTAAGAAAAAGGCAGAACAAATTGCGTGTGACCAAGCTATTAAATTAATTGAAAAATAATGCAAATAATTTATTAATGCAATAATGTAAATACTTTTTTATTATGCTAATATAATATTTATGGGTTTATGTAAATATAGAGATATATTTGGTAAAGTAGGAACGGGTGTTCATTCAATAAGACTATTTAATATTGCAGTTGTTGATACACTATTAACATTATTACTCGCTTATGTTATAAATCTCTATTTGAAAAGTAATTTATTAGTAATATTTGTTATATTAATTGCGGCTTCAATATTAATTCATAGAGCTTTTTGTGTAGAAACTACATTGACAAAAATGTTTTTTTCTTTTAAATAAAATATGAAAAAATTTATTAATATAAGAACAAAAACCAAAATAATATAAAAATGGCTACTACAATTAGTTCGCCTAAATTAAAAATGATTGACTTATTTGCTGGAACAGGAGCATTTAGTTATGCTTTTGAAAAAACAAGCAATGTAGAGTGCATATTTTCAAACGATAATGTTGAATGGTCAAAAGAAATATATGATTTAAACTTTACACACAAACTAACTCTAGGTAATTTAAATGACATAAAAACAGAAACACTGCCTAAACATGATATTTTAACAGGTGGTTTTCCTTGTCAACCATTCAGTATAGCAGGAAAACAAGAAGGTTTTCAAGATGAAAGATCAAATGTATTTTGGAAAATTTTATCCATTATAGATTTTCATAAACCGTCGTGTGTTATTCTAGAAAATGTTAAAAATTTAATATCACATAATGAAGGAAAAACTTTTGAAACTATCAAGAAAAATTTAACAGAACGTGGATATTATATATGCTTTAAAGTACTTGATACAGCAGAAATTACAGGCATTCCACAACATCGTGAGCGAATATATATAGTTTGCATAAAATCTAAAGAAGTATTTTCTAAATTTACATTAGACTTTCCAGATGTTCCAAAAGATCAAATAGTATCTTTATTAGAACCGGATGTTAGTTCAAAATATTATTATACAGCTAAATCATCCATTTGGGAGTTGATTAAAAAAAATGTTCTAAAAAAAAATACAATATATCAATATAGACGCGCATATGTTCGTGAAAATAAGAGCAATGAATGTCCAACATTAACTGCAAATATGGGCGGAGGCGGACATAATGTTCCATTAATACTAGACTCTAAAGGTATAAGAAAATTAACACCTCGCGAATGTTTCAATTTTCAAGGTTTTCCTTCTTCTTATAAATTACCACCAATTTCAGATACAAATTTATACAAACTCGCCGGAAATGCTGTATCTGTGCCTGTTGTTGAACTTATTGCTCGGCGACTAGTTCCGTTGCTTTGCGCATAATGCCATCATAATCATAATCACCAAAGTTATTTATTTATAATAATAATTATATTTTAGCAAAATATATTAATAAATTTATTATAAAATTGAAATTTATTAATATAAGAACAAAAACAAAAACAATATAAAATGGATACTTATATAAATAAAACACGTGATGAATTAATTATTATTTGTAAGGAGCAAAAAATTAAAGGATATAGTAGTCTAAAAAAAGACGAAATAATTAAATTATTGTTAAATAAAACAATTTTAACTAATGTTAAAATGAAAAATTTAACTAATGTTAAAATGGAAAATTTAACTAATGTTCAAACCGAAAATGTAGTTACTGTATGTGACTTCTTTTGTGGAGCAGGTGGATTTTCTGAAGGATTTTATCAAGAAGGATTTGATATTGTATTTGCTTTAGATTATTGGAAACCAGCATATATAACACACGAACATAATCATAAACATTGTAAAAATGTATGTATGAATATTCTTGATATTGATACAACAGCAAAAATAGATGAAATTATTCCAGATACAGATATTATTATTGGTTCACCGCCTTGTGTATCATTCTCGAGCTCAAATTTAAGTGGTAAAGCAGACAAGACATTAGGACTTCAATTAATTAAACAATTTTTGAAGATAATCCTTTATAAAAAAACGAAACCTAATAGCAAGTTAAAATATTGGATTATGGAAAATGTACCAAATAGTATTGAATTTATAAAAGATAAATATACTGCAATCGAACTAGGATTAGACCCGTTATTACCTGATTTGCTTATAAATAATAAAAATATATTAGTAGCATCTGATTATGGTAGTCCACAAGGAAGAAAACGAGCAATTGTTGGCGATTATATTATACCTAAAATAACACACTCTTTTGACAATGCTATTCATATTAATAAAATTTTAGAAGCACTAGGTTCTCCATTAAATAAGACAACCCAAAATATTAGTGACCCATCATTTCCATTAACATTAGCGAGAAGTGAGCTAACAGACCATTTTTATGATAGTGAAATACCGTCTGAATGGGCAATTAAAGCAAAACGATTGAAAACGGACCACGGCTTTATGGGTAAAATGGACTTTCCAGACAGAACAGACAGACTTTGTAGAACAATTATGGCAACCGAATCTTATTGTTCACGTGAATCAATAATATTTAAGAAGGAAGATTGTTCAAATAAATATAGAGCCCCAACAATTCGAGAATTGGCTTGTTTAATGGGGTTTCCAATAGACTATCAATTTGTTGGAACAAATAGCAATTCCAAACATAAACAAATTGGAAATGCTGTTTGTGTTCATATGTCAATGGCATTAGCTAAAGCTATAAAGACAACTATGAATATATTTTTAGTAAAAAAACCAAGAAATCTTGTTAAAGCAAATATAAATTTAAATGATTTACAAAGTCCATTATTTTCAAAATATAAATCATCACCTAAAAAAATGAATAGTAAATTTCATATACATATTCCAAATCTTAAAATTAATCAATTAAGAGTTGAATTAGATAATATAACATCGGATTTTGACAACTCAAAATATATCTGGAGATGCGTATTACATAAAGGGTCTGGGAAAACTGCTTTATGTGTGCAATTTAATAATAATAAATTACATCCTATTATATCTAGTCATAAATCATTTAAAGAAATCAATGACTTTATAAATATTAGTATTAGACCATATATCTTCAGTAGTTATAAATTTCAAGAAAAAAATTGTAATATAGTAAATGAAAATAATGAAGCACATTATTCGCCAGAAACTTTATTAGAATTAATTGCAAATAAAATTACAGAACTAGATATTAAAGATGATAAAATTGAAATTCACGAACTAGACACATATCTTAAATATGTGAAAAAAAATTCGTATTCAATGGAAATTATATATGCCCTTTATATATTAAATAGAACATTAGAATATTTAATAAATTAGATATATTAGTCATTAAAATTATAAAAATTCTTTTTTAATTGATATGCTACTTCCTTTTCTTATTAATATATCTTCAATATTTATTTTATGTATTTCAGCTATATTTAAAGCTACGATTAGTGTAATAAAATTTGCTGTATAACCCAAGGCACGATTACCACTTCCGTGTCCAGCACCGTGTGGGTGAATATGTAAATATTTTTGACCTTTTTGGGATACTTTTTTTTCATAAATATATTGTCTAATCATTGTATAATCATTATTAATTATTTCATAAATTTCAGTTGATAGATTTTCAATATTAAAACACATAATGCATAACATTGTTTGGTCTAACAATTCATCAAGTGGTTTAAATTTTATTTTATCATCATTTCTCACTATTAAAATGAAACTTTTGCATTTTTTATAATAGTCACATTCTGAAAAATATTCATTAATACTAATATTGTTAAATGTTTCATAATTTGTTGTATTACCGCAATTAGTTAATGTTTGTCTTTCTTTGGCATTTTTTCCACCATTTTTAAGAGTCTTAAATGCGCAAGTTTTTATATCATAACCCAATTTAATAATATCAGGACTTGAATCAGAGTTAGGTTTTTGACCAAATAATCCATATTCAATAATTTTTCCAGTTAATCCTTTATCTGTTTTATTTTTATTAGATAGTAAATTTTTAATTAAATCTTCCTCACTAGGGAGACCATTACATATACTTCTTGCATATTGCATTATCTCGCGTAGGCTTTTATTTTTAATATTTTTATTTAAATCTTCCAGGTAGTTATATAAAACGATCTCATTACTAATAACATCTAATATATTATAGATATAACTATTTAATATACTCATTTATAGTTAAAGAATATAATACTTTATATTTTTATATTATTAAACTATCAATTTTATTTTGATTAATTTTATTTTGATTAATTTTAACTTTAATGTTCCAAAAAATTAAACATTAAACATTAAGTAAAATATTAAAACTACTTATTATTATATATTATTTAATTATATATAATAATGATAAATGAAACTTTGGAACAATTAAAAATAAAACCCATACCAAAAAAACCCACACAATTTCAAGTTATTATTCAAATACCAAGTGAAGGTGTTGGGCCAAATATTATTGATAAAACAAGTGAACGTTTAATAAATAGAGAGCAATTTTTTAGTGATCTTCAAGAAAATTTAGGAGTTGTTCAAAAAAATTATATAAAAACCAAAAAACCCATCAATACAATAAAAGAAGAGATTTTACAAAAATCTAACCAAGAAATGGAAAGTAAAAAACAAAAACAAGAACAAGAACCAGAACCCAAAGTTTATACTGCAGAAAATACTTTAACCCAAATTGTTAAGACAAGACAAATAATTATTATTAAAGAACCATCAAATGAAGCTTTAAAACAATCTAAAACAAATTTACCTTCACAAGAGAGATTAACACCTAAACCAGGAACACGCGTACACGACCAAAGTCTAGGTCTAGATAAACAAAAAACCAAAAAGTTACAAGCTGAAACGATTGACGAAACTTTAATTATTCCAAAAGATTTACGTATAGGTAAAACGCTTTACACAAATAGAATTCCTAAAATACAGCCTAATGTGTTAATAAAAGCCTCTAATTATTATTTGTATAATCGAGAGATTTTTATTAGTTTTATTAATTCTCTCTTTGAACCTTATAAGCAACAATTATTAAAAGAAGAACAAGATATGTTATCAGGTAAAGCATCAATAAGTTGCGCGAATAATGACAGCTCTAATTTTTCTCTCTTAATTCATCAAAAGATTGTGCGAGATTATATAAATATTTATACACCGTATAGAGGACTGTTATTATACCATGGACTTGGGTCAGGAAAGACTTGCTCTTCTATTGCTATTGCAGAAGGAATTAAAAATGATAAAAAAGTATTAATTATGACACCAGCGTCACTAAAAGACAATTATGTTGAAGAATTGAAAAAATGCGGGGACTTTATGTATAAGAAAAATCAATTTTGGGAGTTTATAGATACTAAAATAAACCCACAATATGTAGAATATTTAAGCTCATTGTTAAAGCTGTCTCAAGAATATATAATTAGTAATGGAGGAGCCTGGTTTATTAATGTGAAAAAAGAGCCGAATTATGATAGTCTTGATTTTGAGGACCAAAAGAAAATAAATTCTCAATTAGACAAAATGATAAATTACAAATACCAATTTATAAGCTATAACGGTTTACGAAGCTCTCACTTAAACGGAATGACTTACGGCGGAACAATAAACCCTTTTTCTAATAAAGTAATAATCATTGACGAGGCCCATAATTTTATTAGCCGAATAGTTAATAAATTGACCCGTAAAACCTCATTATCAATGAAATTATATAATTATTTGATGGACGCAGAAAATTGTAAAATCATATTATTGACCGGCACACCAATTATTAACTATCCAAATGAAATAGCAATATTATTTAACATTTTACGTGGCACAATTAGGAGCTATAATTGTAAGCTAATATTAGATAAGAAAACGATGACTAAAGAAAAAATAGAGAGCATCTTTAAAGCCGCAAATATATTAAATTATGTAGACCTTATAGAATACAATGCAGTTAGCTATGAAGTTACTATTACACAAAATCCATTTGGTTACGTTAAATCAGAGACAAATAAAAACAAGTTATCATATTCAAGCGAGGTAATAACAAGTGAAGAATTTATGCAAAAAATAAAGGGCGCTCTTGAGTCGCAATCTCTCAAAATCGCGGGCAACAAAATAAATATAACTGGGTACAAGGCTCTTCCTGATAATTTTGATGATTTTAAGTCATTATTTATTAGTCCAAATAATTCGATAAACAATCCATCTATGTTTAAAATGCGTATAATTGGGCTAACGTCTTATTTTAGAAGCGCACAAGAGCAATTGATGCCTAAATATTCGCATAGCTCAAGCAATGACTTTAAAATAATTAAAATTCCTATGAGCGACTTTCAGTTTGGTGTGTATGAAGAAGCTCGTGTTCAAGAACGCAAATTAGAGGAGTCCAATAAAAAGAAGAAATCTAAAAAAACGAAGACGGGTGCGCAAGGAGATGACCTTTATAGCGATAGCGTTTCGACATATCGCATTTTCTCTCGCGCGTTTTGTAATTTTGTATTTCCAAAACCTGATATAAAACGTCCGATGCCAAATAATGATGAAACACTAGAAACAACTTTAGAAAATATTAATTTATTGAACGATGACGAGGCAATTGATAAAAATCTCTCTGAAGATGTTATTGATGACTTAAGTATTTCTGAAAAATTAGACAATATTGATGGTAAATATGATGCGGACGACATTAAAGATCTAGAAAAGGATGCCGCAACTCAAAAATTAGGTGATACAAGTTATAGTAAGCGTATTATCGAAGCACTAAAAGAGCTTGAGAAAAATTCGCGTAAATATCTCTCTAAAGAAGGACTACAAGTCTATAGCCCCAAATTTTTACATATTTTAGAAAATATTATTGATAGCGACCATAAAGGTATTCATTTATTATATTCGCAATTCAAAACATTAGAAGGTATAGGTATTTTAAAGTTGGTTTTAAAAGAAAATAATTTTGCTGAATTTAAGATTAAAAAAAACGGAAGCGGAGAATATATTTTAAATGTTTCTAGTGAAGATATGAATAAGCCTATGTTTGCTTCTTATACTGGGTCAGAAACACCAGAAGAGCGTGAAATTATTAAAAATGTATTAAATAGTAATTGGAAACTTGTGCCATCATCTATAATAAAAACTATAGAAACACTATCAGACAATAATTTTATGGGACAAATAATTAAGGTGTTAATGATTACGTCTTCAGGCGCGGAAGGTATTAGTTTGAAGAATGTGCGCTATGTTCATATTACCGAGCCATATTGGCATCCAGTGCGTATTCATCAGGTTATTGGTCGCGCACGACGCATTTGTAGTCATAGCGACTTACCTAAAGAGCTGCAAACTGTGAACGTGTTTTTATATTTAATGGTTTTTAGCGAACAACAATTGACGAGTGACTTATCTATTGAATTGAGGCTAAAAGATATATCGAAAAAAGATAAGAAGAAAGTCATTACAAGTGATGAATATTTATACGAAATTTCGAGCATAAAAGAGGAAATTAATGCCTCGCTCTTGCAAAGTGTTAAGGAGTCGGCAATAGATTGTAGTATTCATACGCGGGCGTCAAGCACAGAAAAAGACATCAAGTGCTTTGTAATAGGTAATCCAAGCGAAAATAAATATATATATACTCCAAATATAGAGGCTCAAGATAAAGATGAAGGCATGAAACTAAACAAGAGAAAACAAGTATTAAAACTAAATGAATTAACAATTAATAAAATTAAATATGCGTATAATAAAGAAACACAAGAGCTCTATGATTATGATAGTTTCTTAAAAGACGAATTATTGCTTGTAGGCAAATTGGTCAAGCAAGACAACGGCACCTATAAATTGGAAAAACTATGAGGGGGAGCGCCCTTAATAGTTTATTAACTATTTTTTAAATGGTTATTAAAAAATAGTTATTAAAGTTATTTGTATTTATTATTCATTCTCTCTATTAAGAATATTCAATTTATCCATTATTAACATTTGATTAGCTAATACTTGCGCTAATTGACTAGACAGCTTGTCTATTTTAGTATTAAGATCATAATCATAGTCTTTAGTTTGTGTGTTTTTTAAAGAATTGTTGACATTAAATTGAGAGTCTTGCTCTTGTATTTCCTCTTTTATAAGTGTGTCTTCACTTAAATCAACAACTTCAATACTAGCTATTGAAGTAGAAGGAGGAGGAAAATTAATAGCCCGTTCTCTTTGTATTCTTTCTAATAGTTCATTCATATTATTACTTGTTAAGGGTTCATCTTCTTTAACATCGCTAAAATCTATTATTTCAGGTTTTTTTAATGTTATAAGCTCATTAAAGCTGACCTTTTTAGCATTAAGTTCTTTATCAAATTCTTCTAGTTTTTCGGCTTTTAACGTTTCTTTGATTTCAATAGGAGTTAATAAAGATTTTTTATAATTAGCTATAGTTGTTACCATATTTTGCAATATAATTTTATTTATAGCAATAATATTTTTAGGCTCGCTAATAGTATTAGTGGAAAGTTCTCTAGTTTCATCTAAACTTTTTAGTATTGTTTTTTCGAATAACATTTGAATATTATTAAAATCTGTTTCAGGTATATTGTTAAATACTTTATTGTTATATAACACATTCCATAAAACCTCTTTATTTTCCTTACTTGTTATAAAACTTGCATTGCTATTTAAATTTGCGTTGCTATTTAAATTTGCGTTGCTATTTAAATTTGCGTTGCTATTTAAATTTGCCATATAATATACTACAAAATTTACACTTTAATTTATAATTTATAATTTATAATTTATATAAAAATATAATGTTTTATTTTATATAAATAAATATGCTTAAATTAGCACTTCTATTTTTAGGAATTCAGTGTGCCTCGTTTTTTTCTATGCCATTAATTAATCCAAAAACACAAGTCAATTTACATTTGGAACGATTTAATGATGACTTCAATTTATATCATATTGGAATAAGTTTTAAAAATAACAATAGTCTATTAAGATACGATTATCGCCCTTTTTGCGAACCAAATAAATGCGAATTTAAAACATTAAATAATGATGTAAATAATGCTAATCCTATTAGTGTAGTTGTTTCAACTAAACAATTAACCTTAATTGATAAACTATATAGATTTTATATACCCGAAAATGTTCCAAATAAAACCATCTATTGGGGTGAAACCAGTAAATCGTTGGAAGAAGTGGAGCAATTTGAAAAAACTCTACCAAAAAAATATATATTAGGTATTAATGATTGTCGCCATTATGTAAATCGCATTTCATTATGGGCTCTAAATAAGCGCACTCCTATATGGAGCCTAGAAAAATTATGGAACATTTCACAAACAAATTTATCTTAATAGCTAATTACATAATTTAATATTTAGTAATTCTTCATTTTGTTTTTATATACTTTTAATATATAAACAAAATGCCATCACATTCATCAAGTTCATCAAGTTCATCAAGTTCATCAAGTTCATCAAGTTCATTAAGTCCGGCGTGTGCATCCGCTCCACCGCGTAGTGTAAGTTTTGGCCATAATAGGAACGCAAATAGGAGAAGACGAGCTGCCGCAGCAGAGTGTGAGAAAGAAAAGGAAGCGCTGCGCAAACAATCCACTAGCCACACTAGTAAAAAAGCAAAAGGAATGAGACGTAGATCACAAAGGACACGACGCAAAGGTTCTAGAAGAACACGTAGATATTAAAAATAAATTTTATTATATAACATATTAATTATTTAAAAATTGAATAATTAATATACAATTATTAAGTATAGCATTATAGCAAGTTATGGATTTAGCAAAATTAACTAAATCACAGCTTATGTTACAGTGCGAACAACAAGGAATTACAAATTATAAATCAAAAAGCAAAGATGCATTAATTAAATTACTTGAACCTCAAGTTATTGATAAAAGCATTGATAATAAAAGCATTATTAATCCTTCTATTAGCGTTGAAAATATGTGCGGGCTAGAATATTTAAAAACGTTAGACCCTAACTCTATTGATTTAATATTAACAGACCCGCCTTACATTATATCTAAATCAAGCGGTCTAGATAAGCATTATAATAATGTTAAATATAATGAAGCTAATGATATTAATGAAGTTAAGTCTGAAGAAGAATGGACAAATTATAAAGAGCAAAACGCAATTGAAGACGACACTCATAAAAGCAATTATATTAAATATGGGTCAATATACGGAAAAAAATATTGCGTTAAAACTGACTACGGATCTTGGGATAGTGATTTTAATTTAGCTATTTTGGAAAAGTTTATTGAGCTTTATTATAGCAAACTAAAAAAAGGAGGCACATTAATAATGTTCTTTGACTTATGGAAAATTACAAACCTCAAAGACCTATTAGAAAAATACAATTTTAAGCAAATTAGGTTTATTGAGTGGATTAAAACTAATCCACAACCAAGAAATAGTAAAGTCAATTATTTAACTAATACTAGAGAGATTGCGCTATTAGGTGTTAAAGACAGCAATCCAACATTTAATAGCAGTTATGACAACGGCATTTATAGTTTTCCGTTACAAGGCGGTAAAAACAGGTTTCATCCTACACAAAAGAGTCTAGCGCTATTTGAAGAACTCATTAAAAAACATTCGAATGAAGGCGATACAATATTAGATACATTTTTAGGCTCTGGAACAACAGCGCTAGCTTGTAAAAACACTAAACGACTTTTTAAAGGCTGCGAAATCGATAAAACATATTATGACAAAATTGTGTCACTTTTACAATAACAATAAATAAAGCGGCTATAAACTATATAAAGGCTAATGCTTTAATTATACTTACAACTTAACAATTGTAAAATGTTGCCCAAACACTGTTAGCAAATTTTCAAATGCCCAGCGAAATTTAATGCAGTCGCGATTATTATGCACTTGAAATTCGCCAATTGTTACTCCATTTATGCTAATAGACGAACTTTCATTCCATAGCTTATTTTTTATATTGTGACTAAAGTTAATGCTATAAGGTAACCATTTTATCTCTTGTTTTAATACTATAAAGGCTAGCAAATCACTATGCTTATTATAATATAATATAGGACAATCAAAAGTATGTGCACTATAGACTTGTAATAAATTAGCTATGTTATTGCTAATAAAGAGCTTGATCTGGTCTAAACCTATACTTTGGTCAAGTGCGAAAAACTCGCAAAACTTTTTATGTGAGGGTTGCCCTATAACTTGTGGACACACTTTACCAGCCTTATTTTTGCTCGTTTTAGCGCTTAAATGAATGCTAGGGTTGTCTACACATTCAAAATCATATTTGCTTCCACGACTTGCGCAATGCTTAATAGTATAAGGAAAGACATTTTTAAGATTGCCAAGTTTATTTTTGAGAGATTGCGCCTCGTCCAAACTATATTTATAAGTTCCATCATAAGGCGTTTCATAATACAAACAAATTGCCATTTCGAAAATTTTACCTAAATCTTCAGTAAGCACCTTTTTGGTTGTTGTTGCCATATTATTATTAATGTTATAAGTCTAATAATAATAATCATAATTTTTAATTCAATTTTTATTGGGTTAATGATAAAAATAAAATGATAAAATAAAATTGAAAGTAATGTCTTTAAATAGTTTTATTAATATAAACCAATAAAGTAATGACAGCATTTATACCATTAACTGATGCTTCTGCTCAAGTTCTTGTAAAAAACCTTAAAAGCAAAATTATTGCTTGTAGGCCAACTATAAATTCTTCACAAATAGAAACTATTTTGGAACAATGGACCCAAGCATCAGCAGAAGCATCAAAAGCGGCAGCGTTTATAGAAAGAGCACGACAAAAAACACAAGAAACTCTTATTAGAATAGCAGCAGATAAACTTAGTCCCAGTGAAGAACGTCTTGCTCAATTTTTGCGACGCGCTGTTACAGTTAAAATGCTTCGCAAAGCGCATTTGGACATAGCAAGAGCACAACTAAAAGCAGATATTTCTTGTGAAGAAGAGGCAATGAAAGAATTTAACAGAGCATTTGAAAATAGAGATATAGCATACGAATATAAATGTAATTATATAGATGAGATAAGTTGTAGTTTTTATAGTATAGAAAATATGTTAGAAATTATGTTAGATGAAGTTAAGAAAAAGGAAACAAAAGAGAATTTTAATCGAGATATAGTAATGATACTTAGAAAGGTAAGAAAAACAGAAAAAAAAATAAGATATATGCAACGAAAGGCAGAGAAGGATACTGACTTGGCATACAATAAATGTTATATAACAGCTAACGTGGTAATGAACGGTATAGAAGAGTATTTTGGTGTAACCTCGAAATATATGCAAAACTCTACAAAATATCTTGTTCGGGTACCTAGAAAAATAATGCCAGGAGACTGTTTTAAAGCTAACCTAGGAGGCAAATTGGTATGGTTGCGCTGTCCACATAATAATTGGTCTGGGTGTTATATAGAAACATATGAAAATGGAATGATATTACCATATAGGATTAACAGATTCACAAGACAGGATGCGCAATCACAAAAGCAGGAGGTGGCGATTAAAAAGGCAGAGAGGCGACAAAAACGACGTGAGGAGAAGGAGAAGGAAGTGAACGCCTATTGGGACTTGGAACACTATTGGTCGTCACGAACAGCTATTGAAATCTAAAACATTAATCATTAAATACTGAATTCATTTTAATATGTGCCTCATTATAATATTTTTTCCTATATTTTTTCATTGTGCTGTCTTTTATACGTGTATTTTTAAAATAACTGTATCTTTTATTTTCTTGTAATAATTCTATTATAAAATATAACGCATACATACCACATTGTCCATCACCATATTGATGAGTAAAACCTTCATTATCATCTACTGTTAATTGAATATTTAAATTGTGGGCTTGCTCAACTATTCTGTTTATTAATACTTTAATTTGTTTTGGCATTTTTGAACCATTACTGTCAAAGTAAAAAACGAATTTTCTAGTCAAATCAACAAATAATGAGATCCAATGTTTTCCAGGTTTATTATGAGGATCAGTATTAAATATTACTCCTATTTTGCTAATATTATTTTTGATATGATTTTCTAAATTAAAATTACATAATTGCTCCCATACGCAAGTTGAGAACACTTCTTTTGCATCAAAATCTATAGGAGACGGACCTATAAACTTAAAATATTTATGAGATTTTTCATATTGTTTCATTATTTTAGTTATATCAACACTTGAGAGCCACGTATTGGGCTTTGACGTCCAAGTTTCAGGAGAAAATGGCTTAAAGATTTCTTTTATTAATAATTCACTATTATTAACCTTACGTAACGGTGTTTTTTCTAACCAACATAATTCGTCATAGCAATGTTTATCTAATTTTTGCTTAAAAAAATCCCATATTTCTTTACTATTATTAGTCAAAATTTTGTCTTTATTATTAGCATTCCAAACATTTTTAAATAATTGTAAATTATTACGCGTATAGCAAGTATAGTGTTTCAATTCAGCGTCTACATATTTATTTTGATATGGTGAGCATTTAAGTTTGCTAAATTTACGTGTAATTTTTTTTGATTTGCTACCTATTTTCTTAAATGTATTATACATATTATTTTATATTTCTATTTAATATATAAATATAAAATAAATTTTTTAACTGCGTTTTTGTGGAAGTATTTTTAGTTTATTGTTTATAGTTTTTCTAACAACAAACAAATCTAAATTTGTTATGCATTTTTTAGCGCACATACTATTTACTGTTGTATTATATAAATTAAAGTCATTTAAAGAGGTGTCTTCGCAATAATTTGAATTATTATTAAAGTCTTTAAGTTCTTCTTTTATAGAGTTTTTAATCTTTTTTTCTTTTAAATGACTTATTAAATTTAATACATACAACAAATAATAAAGCTTGTATTTTTCTCCGTTTGCTATTTTAGCATCGTCGCTATTTTCTATAAGTTTTTCTAAAGTTGTTGCATTATATTTAATTATTTGTTCTTTGTAAGTGGTTATGTTTTCTTCTATATTAGTATAAATGTCTTTTAATAAATAATTAGCGCTGAGTAATTGCTCTAATTTATTTGTTCTAAAAGACGGATTATGGTTATGGTTTGCAAAATAGCGTAAATCAATATTGTTTATTGCTAGGTCGGCTTTTTGCTTGTCTAATCTCTCTTGTTCCTTTAATCTCTCGAGTTCCAAATTTTCTTTTTCTTCTTCTTTTTTTTTTCTTGATCTTCAATTAAATCTATATTTACAACTTTTAATTGTTTTGATTTTTTCTTTTTTTCTTTAGTTTCTTTAGTTTCTTTATTTTCCTTTAATTTGGTGCTATTACTATTAAGCATTTTACTATAAATTTATTTTATATTTTTTAATTGAACTCGTGTCGAATTATAAAACAATTCATTTCCAATTGTTGGAAATCTATTTGGATTAAAATCTTGAAACTGCTCTTCTCTAAATAATAAATGACTATCTAAATTTTCATTTTTTGTAGCAAAATTTATTTTGTTTTCATATAAATCACTGGTGCTAGGTGGAATATATGATTTTTGGTCTGCTTTTTGAAGAGCAAAGAACTGATTTCTCAAAGTAGACTCTCGATCTATATTAGAAGCAAACCCGCAAAAATGCAGTTTTCTAGTTGCAGGAAAGAAACTAGAACTAGTATCATAATTACCATAATTTTGTATAGGTTCTACTGATTTTGCTAACGGAGCAACACTTGGCATAAATGTATATTTAGTATTTACCGGCCTAAATGAAAAATTCATAGTTAATCCACCTGATGGAATGTTTCTATTTGAAATTTCACTATTTATTGAATTTTGTTTATCAAAGTTATTTAACTCTACATTATATAAATTAGTAGTTACACTCATTATTAATAATATAATATATATAATTTAATAATTATATTATTAATATAAAAATAATATAATTATTAAATTTAAAGCTAATGAAAAATGGCAAAAAAAAACCTATATAATTTATAGAATTAGCTCTATATTATTTTCTATAAATAATTAACGCTTAACTCTTCTTAATATTATAATTTAAATAATATTTAAAATTATTTAGATTATGATTATGTTTCGTTTTGCTAGTAAACATTAATGCTTTATATTCTCTCGCTAGACTAGCCCTATGATTGCGTTGCTCCTTCTTAAATTGCTGGAGCCTATTTTTCTCTTGTGTCTTTAAATACTCTAGGTCAAACATATTTGACATAAGATTATGATTAGATAGCAAGCTCATTAACACAAGCGCTGATGTTGCCATTTTAACTTAATGATTAATGATAAATAATAATAGCAAAAGAAGAAATCAATTTTTTTTATTGACGATGTTGTTGATGTTGTTTGTATATATCACTTTTTAATTCATTTACAAAGCGACTATGTTTTTTTGAATGTTCTCGTGATAAAACTTTTATATAATCTTTAAAAGGTATTCCGTGGACGCTACCAGAATTGATTATGTCATTTATATAATGAAGATATAAATTAGCTTTAGGTTCAACCTCTTCTTGGAGTTGAGATAAGCACGGTGCTAATCTATCTATAGTGTTAAAACTAAAAGTATGCAGCTTCTCATCTAAATGTTTGTAGAAGTCTTCAAGCATATTTTTATTTAACCTAATTTGAGTTGTATACTCATTATATTCAGCCACGTTATTATTTTTCAAAAGCTGAACAAGATGATGTCTAATGTCACTGCCATTTTTTTCAGAAATAGAACTTTGACTAGGAGTTGTTGTTCTACTAGCTCTACTAGTTCTACTAGCTCTACTAGTTCTACTAGCTCTACTAGTTCTACTAGCTCTACTAGTTCTACTAGCTCTACTAGTTCTATTAAATCTAACTCCTCCTTTACTAAAAGTTCTATAGTTTTTGCCTGTACGCTTTCTTTTTTTCTTGTTTTCTTCTTACGTATTTATATATAAATAAATATTTTATATATAAATAAATATTTTATATAAAAAAAACACAACAACATTTTCACTTTATAAATTATTAATTTTCAAGACCTGTTTTATCATTAGTAAACCACGACATTTTAATAGTATGTATATTATTTCTAATAATATTATACGATACGCTTAAAGCATAAAAACTAATTAATTTATAATAGTCTTCTTTTTGTATCCACTTTAGTACTTCATAATAATTATTATAGCTATATGAAATAACTATAATACTAGGTATAAAATGTTGAATTTCTTTATGCCCAATAGTTTCAAGCTCTCCCCACTTTTCATTTTTTCCAAATAATTCATAATTATAGTTGTCCAGTATATACTCATCCATAGTCTCATAATGGTTTATAGGAAAATTATATAAATCCAAATATTTTGTTATATTAGTCTCGTTCATAACAATTAGCTCTACACTTTTTTTAACACTAGCAATTAATTCATTGGCCTTAAGCATATTGCTGTTACTAACTAATATCATAACCAATAAAAATTATTCAATTTTTTTCATAATCTTTTTGTATTATGTTTTGTTAACTTATTATTTATTTCAACAATACATTGTGTTGTCGATGTTACAAATAAGTCTGGTATAAACGCGTGAATAAGCGCTTTAATAGCTGAAATAAACAATATAACAACATAACTTAAAGAAACATACATATGTTCAAAATAGCCCATATTCATTTCTCTCAAATGTTTAAAATCAAAAAACATTTTTCACTATAACATAACAAAACAAATTATTTTTAATAACTTATTTTAATAACTTATTTTTAATAACTTATTTTAATAAATTATTTTTTAATACATTATGATATAATGTATAACTTGAATATAATACTATTATTATTATAGTCACAACTTTTCTAGATACGGCATATGGCCAATATGGTAAAAAATATACTATTAGTAATGCTAATAGGCCAAATGCGTATATAATATTATTATATTCAAAATATTTTTTAACATTTAACAATGGATAAAAACCTACTAAATGCAAAATTATTACAAGAATAAAAATACCTATTAATTTTTCCTGTATTATTTTATAATAACTATCAATTAATCCAACTATTCCAACTAATAAGAAAATTAAACTTACATATTTAATATAATTGTTTAAATAATATATTAGTATAGCACCAATAGGAACTAAAACAAAACTTAATTCACCACGAATTATTTTATAATGATAATAATATATATTGTTGTTTTTGAATGTTATTTTCATTTATCATTATATATAAGTAATTTTAATAATTATGAAAAATATTAATAATTATGAAAAATATTAATAATTAGTTATATATAATGACATCTAAAGTTGTCGGTGAAGGTACATATGGTTGTGTATTAAAACCACCTATTTTATGTAATGAGACAAGTAATCTTGTATCACAAGATTATGTTAATAAAATATCGAAAATAATGACTAGAGAGCATGCTATTAATGAAGAAGCAGAATATAGCGCAATAAATAATATACAAGGTTTAGATAAATATGCTATTACTGGTCCGTTATTGTGCAAGCCTTTATTAGACAAAAATTTTAATGCTAGCGTTAAAAAATGTAAAACACTAAAAGTTAAAAACACATTTAAGAATGATAAGCATGATTTACGAATGTTATTATTAGAAGACGGAGGAATAAGTATATATGATCATATAACTAAAGTATTTATACTACAAAGCCTAGATGAAAAGAAAGTCTTTTTGACCTCATTAATAAAATTGTTCGACGGACTACTCTTTTTTCAGTCTAACGAAATTATGCATAGAGATATTAAATTAGCCAATATGGTATATAATGTAAATAATGGTAGAGCAAAATATATTGACTTTGGACTAATGACAAACTTTAAAAGATTTGCTAAAAGATGTAGCTCAAATACTGAGAGATTAGGAATAAGTCACAGTTATTATGCTCCTGAAAATAGTTGCTCAAACAAATTTTCGTTTAATTCTAATAAATTAAAATGCACAAAGGTTAAAGATCATTTTAAAACACATGAGGACTTTATTAGCTATTTACAAAAATCATTTGACATTTATTGTTTGTCATTAGCATTATTAAATATGGTGAGTGTTTTAGATTATAAAAATAAAGGACTAAAAAAAGATGCTATTCCACTCTCGTTTTTTGAGGAGTTTAGTATATTATTGCTTGAATATGTTAAATATGATGTTAGCAAGCGAAATATTAATATACTTCAACTTAAAGAAAAGTATGTTAACTTACTAAAAAAACACAATTGTTATTTAAAGAAAGTTCAACTGCCTTCCCCAGAAGTTATTGATGTTATAGAAAAAATAAAGCAAAAAGAATTTAAAGCCGACCTAGCCAAAATTTGCCCTCCTACTAAGCCAGTATTAAATCCCTCAACAAATAGATGTGTTGCCGAGTGCAAAACAGGGTTTATTAGAAATAAGAGCTTTAGATGCGTTAAAATGAATTTAGCAAAGGATTTAGCAAATAGTAAGAAGAGTAGTAAGAAAAAAAGTAATAGTGCCAGTGTAACAAGAAAGAAGCACAATACAAGTTTAGTTGTTAATGATTCTTCACTTGCTAAAAAGCAATACTGTATAAACAAAAATAAAGATTATAATCACATTACAAAGCGGTGTAATGTTAAATGCCCTAAAAATAAAACACGTAATTCATTATTTAAGTGCGTTTAAATATTAAATAGGAAAAAATTGAAAACTAATTTTTATAGTTTATAATTTATATTAATAAAGTATAAAATGGATTCTTATTGTAATGAAAAAATTAGTGATTTTGATTTATGTGGAACAAAATATAGTATTGAAGTTTTAACAAAGCATATGCATTATTTAAATAAAAAAGTAGTGCTTTGCACTCAAGAATTAACAGCCCAATTTTGTGTAAGATTTATTTTAGATATGGACATTGAGTCGGGAAGTGAAGACAGCTATTGTTATGATAAAAATCATATTCTTAGTAGACAAAAACACATTACAAGCGAAGAATTTGACAAAGCTTATGAGTTATATTATAAATAAAAACATATTAAAGCATAAAATATATGTTTTATTTAAGAAGCTATGGATATAGAACTCCTTCAGCAAGCACTAGAAAATGATGATAATTTAAATATTATAAATACAAATATTCAAGAAATTAAGCGCAAGAAAAATGAAATATTACAAGAGCTCGGTCTTAAGCGCGACGATTTAAAAAGTTTTCATAAAAAATTAAACGGATATATGTATGTTGACAACTTAAAAGATTTAAAATATGGGCGAAATATACGATGGGTTAATTTAAAAAAAATAGAAAACATTAAAATAACTAATGGCTCTATTTTATGTGATATTAAAATACACGACAAAGGAATTGCGCTAGTTTTAAAAGGGTATAATCACAGTTTTATTACGCTATATTTAAATGAAAATATCATATTTCAAAAAATAAATGATGAAGAAAAAATACTCCTTAAAGCAGTTGACTATTTAAACAACCAAAAATAGTATTCTAATAAAATTGATTGCTAATTTATACTTGTTTTTTTCATTATAAACAAGTATAAATACACTAATGATATGCGCACCTTGTGACTATTTAAACATTAAGGAATTGCCTAACGATGTTGGGATGATTATTAGTGGTCACCTTTTTAAAGATTATCAATTTCTCGCAAAACTTAAAACAACGTGTAAGGCGCTACATAAAACTATTAGTGTTTTTGCTATTGCGAAGCAAATGCTTTATAATAAATTAGGACAGTTTAGTTTTCGCGAGTTATGTATAAATGTTAATTGTTATGAAGACACTTATGATGTATTTACATTTGTTCATAACTATTATTATACTCGCTACTTACATTCAAGACAATATGCATTAAACACTTGTGTAGTTATAATCAATGCTAAATATTATAATTTTAAATCTCATTATTGTTGCGAGTGCTTGAAAAAGTTTGTGCTTGTTGGTTCTAATTCAAATGTAATAGAAAACTATCAGAACTCTGAAGAAGTTAATATAATATTTTAAAGTGGAAACACAAAAAAAATTGATTGTTTTTTTTCGGCATCTATTTAATGAGCATAAAATATGGTTCTCGCTTTTTGCGACCTAGGCGATGATGTTATTCAAATTATTATAGGTCACGTAAAATTCTATAAGTATCTTGCGTTGCTTAAAAGAACGTGTATAGCTAACTATAATAGCGTACCAAAGTTATCAATTGCCAAACTTATGCTGTCTTACAGACTTGATCAATTTTCACCAAGAACATTTTGTATTAATATTAATTGTTGTGAAGATACCAAGGCAGTATTTGATAAACATTATCGCAATGGTTATGATAGTTACGTTCATAACAAGCAATTTGCCTTAAAACAAACAACAGCCTTAATTAATGAACAAAAGTATAAGTTTAATACACATTATTGTGGCGAATGCTTGAAAAAGTTTGTTTTAGTCGGTGACTTGAGAAATGTTAAGCACAATTATGACTATATAGATGAAGTAAACATAACTTATGCAAGATGTAGGTATATATTTATATAATGATTTAAAAAAAATTGATTGTTTTTTTCTCTCTTAACAAACTAATTATAATAGTGAATATGGATGTCCAAACGTGCGCCTACACAAGTCCTAATGTTTATAACTCTGATTATGGAAAAATTAACATCACTTCCGTTATTATGTGTTTCCTTATTATTTATAGCACAGCTTTAAGTATTGTGCTAAGTATAAAACAACTTATTCAAATTATTAAGGAAGAAGAACTCATTAATGAAGAAGAAGACGAATTCATTAAGGAAGAGGAAGTCATTAATGAAGTTATTAAGGAAGAAGAAGTTATTAAGGAAGTAGAAGTTATTAAGGAAGATGAAGAAATTGTTAAGCGCGCGACAATTGCTCTTGAAAAATGGAAAAAAGCATATATAAAGAACCAACAACAGGCTGCGGTGAAAGCGAAGAGAATAGCAGAGGAGAATACATTGTGGAGGAAGAAGGTGGCTGCGAGGTCGGACGCACATGCACGTGCTGTGGCTGCTGCGATAGAACGCGAGGAGAGGGAGGCAGCGCAGCAGACGCGCTGGAAAGAAGAGGACGTAGCGAGAGAAGAAAAGATAACTGTTATATTGGATATAGATGTGTTAGCGAGGCGACTAGCAAGGGTGTGGGCTGTATATTTAGAGTTGATGAATATAGCTTATATGGCAAGGGTAAGAGGTACGGTAGGACATGCAAATGCAACGGAGGCAGCACTGTGTGCGTGGAAGGCATTACAAAATAACCAATATGATGAAGAAGAAGACGATGAAGAAGAAGACGATGAAGAGGAAGAAGAGGAAGAAAAGGAAGACTAAGTATTTTAAAAAAGGATATAAAGACAAATAGCAAATGTTGCTATACTTTTTAAAAATTGATTTCTTTTTTTTCAGCATTTATTTATAGCCTGGAGCAAAGAACAAAAGCGCTATGACAAGCATTAATTCAACCGACCACGTTTCATTTTCAGTCGCAAAAGCGCGGATGCAGGAGTTTTTTGAGAAGTTCGTTCCGACCAAACGTGAATATTGTATCAATCCCGGATGTATAGATGAGACAGAAGGCGCTGTTATGTATATATGGGAGGATCGCTCGCTGGCATACGAACACAATGAACGGCAAACAGCGTTGAACATTACAACCATGCGGGTAAACGGAAAACCACATTGGGTTCAATCACATTATTGTTGCGAGTGCTTCAAGAAACATGTTTTGGTTGGTGACAACAAGAATGCTTCGCAACACTATGGGGGTTATTGTGACGGTGTTCAAGAGGTAGAAGTCTACTTTCATAATGAGCCCTGGCCTTCTACGTGGCATAATCGTGTTACAGGAGAGGATCACGTGCTTACAGAGCTTCAGGAATATATGTTGGCAAATGACTAACTTGTGTGTTATATGTGCTACAAAAAAATTTGAATACTTTTTTTATTTCTATTAATATTGTTATACTTTTTTAAAATTGATTACATTTTTTCAGCATTTATTTATAGCCTCCATAAAAAACACAGAGCAAACAGCACTATGTCAAGCATTAATTCGAGCGACCATGTTTCATTTTCGGTCGCACAAGCGCGGTTGCAGGAGTTCTTTAAGAAGTTCGTTCCATCCAAGCGCAAATACTGTATCAATCCTGAGTGTGTAGAGGAGACGGAAGGCGCTGTGTTTTATATATGGAAGGCTAACTCAGTAACATACGAACACAATAAACGGCAGGCGGCGTTGAACATGTCAATCATCTGGGTGAATGGAAAGAAGCAATGGATTAGGTCTCATTATTGTTGCGAGTGCTTCAAGAAACATGTTTTGGTGGGAGACAACAAGCATGCTTCGCAGCACTATGAGTATTATTGTCCTGGAGTTCAAGCGGTGGAAGTGTACTTTCATTATGAGCCTGTGCATTCTACATGGTACAATAGTATTACAAAACGCGATGAAAAGTTGAGTGAGCGACAACTTTGCATGCTTAGTAGTGAGTGAGGCTAGTGTGTTGTATGTGCTACAAAAAAATTGATTTTTTTTATTATTATTTATAGTTCTGAAAAACAACTATGTCTAGCATTTTATCAAGCGACCATGTTTCATTTTCGGTCGCAAGAGAGAGGTTGCGTGAGTTTTTTGAGAAGTTCGTTTATACCAAGCGTTTATACTGTATAAATCCTAACTGTATCAAGGAAACGGAAATGGCAGTAGTACACATATGGGAGGCTCGCTCAAAAACATACAAACACATTGAACGGCAACCAGCATTGAATGAAACAACAATGTGGGTTAATGGAAAGGAATATAGTTTTCGGTCTCATTATTGTTGCGAATGCTTCAAGAAATATGTTTTGGTAGGAAACAATAAGAATGCATCGCATCGCTATTGGACTTCTTATGACAGACGTAACCAAAATGTGCACGTGATTTTTAATAGTGCTCCATACCCATCTTCAACATCTTATTATGGTTCAGGCACTGTGCAACCGTTAACCAAGTTTCAAATTAAAATGCTTGGTTAAGTATGGTAATTTGTTGTGTGTTTCTTGTTATACTTTTTAAAAATTGATTACTTTTTTTTTTAGCATTTATTTATAGCCTAGACAAAAAAGCACAAGCAAAAAAGAATGATGATGTGTGAAGCTTGTGCTCTCAGCATTTGCGACTTGCCAAGCGAGCTCATTGCGCTCATTGTTGACCGCCTTGGAAACAAAGACTATCTCGTGAGCTTCAAGGAGACGTGCGTGTTGTTTAGCAAATCCGTGAGCCAGTTTTACATTGCGGGGCAAATGGTGGCTACGTTGTACGGAGTGTTTACTGAGCGCTATGTTGACAAGCGCTTTGAATTCCAGTATATAATGGGTGACTGTGCAAACGCAAACTGTTACTACGATACTGAAGTTGTGTGTGAGTATTTATGGAGTTATGGTTACAGGAGCTATTATCATCGTATTCAAAAGCCCATGCAGTCAACGACCATGTTTGTCAATGGAAAAGAGTATCCGGTCAAGCATCATTATTGTGCTGAGTGCTTTGTGAAGTATGTTCTTGTTGGACCAAATCCAAATGTGTCACGGCACTACGGTGATCGCACTAGAGATAGAGACAAGCAAGTGAATGTGACCTTCAATTCGGAGCCGACACCTTCAACGTGGATAAAATACCAAGGGCGCGAAAAGGAACCATTGACCAAACGGCAAGTAAATGCTCTCAATGGTAAGTTTGATTAGTCTTCGTTTAACTTGTGCTTAACTTGTATTTAAATGTGATGTTTTTTTTTGCTCTTAAAATTATAGTTGAAAAAAAATTGATTATTTTTATTATTATTTAGTATCAATTAAATAATAAAATAAATAATTATAGCTTTTAAAATGATGAATGTAAGCAGCATCTGCGACTTACCAAGCGACATCATTTCATTCATTATTAAACTACTCGGCAATTACGAATACACAATTGGTCTAAACATTACTTGTAAGTCGTTGTCTAAGTTAATTTCAAAATTTGCTGTTACAAAGGAACTATTTGCTGTGTTGTTTAGCAGATTTAATCCATATGAGTTAATGAACTATAATCCACATCGTAAGTATATGGCAAGATGTGTAAATGAGCGTTGTAAAGAGGAAACCCATAATGCGTGTGAATACATATGGGAGGCTCATGATGGACTTGGTTATGTACACAGGAAACAAGATGCACAAAACACAAATTTAATGGTAATTAATAAGAAAAAGTTCTGGTTTCGCTCGCCTTATTGTTGTGAATGCTTTAAAAGACACGTTTTAGTAGGAAACAACAAAAATGTTGCGCAACATTACGGAAATTATTGTTATGGGATGCAACAAGTAGTTGTAACCTTTAACACAACACAACCCTCAACTTGGTATGATTGTGCTAGAGATTGGTATGGACCATTAGTGGAGAGACAGGTGCGCCTTTTAAATGGTTATTATGAGTCGTCTTATAGAGAGTGCCCTATATGATGGCATTAAATGCTATTAGTGCTACAAAAAAATTGATTTTTTATCAATTATTTATAGTACCAAAAAAACAACTATGACAAGTGCTAAAACAAGAAACCAAGTTTCATTTTCGGTAGCTATAAATCCGCTTCACCACGACCGTCCGTATCAGGAGTTTTTTGAAAAATTTGTTCCAACGCAGTGTCAAGAATGTATCAACCCCAACTGTAGTCAGAAGAAACAAAGCGCAATAAAACATATTTGGCATGCTCACACACTTATATATAAACCTAATGAAGACCATATGGCGTCAACTATAGCACCTACATTAAATATAATAACAATGCTGGTTAATGGAGAGCAATTTACTGTTATGTCACATTATTGTTGTGAGTGCTTCAAACAACAAGTGAAAAAAGAACGGAGTGCAAGGCAGAGAGCAAATCAAGAAAAGCGCACACAAGAAAAGCAGGCGCGCTACTGCTTACAACGAGATTTGCATTTAAAAGAAGAGGAGGAAAAAGCTAAAGCACAAACTAATGATTAAATGCTATAACAACATTTTTATAGATGTTGTTATACTTTTTAAAAATTGATTACTTTTTGTTTGCAATTTATTTATAGCCCGGACAAAAAGAGAGAAGAGCAAAGAGAGAAGCGAAAAGAGCGATAAGCGAAAAGCGACAAGAGCAATGATGATGTGCAAAGATTGCGCTATCAACATTTGCGACTTGCCAAGCGAGCTCATTGCGCTCATTGTTGACCGGCTCGGAGACAAAGACTATCTCGTAAGCTTCAAGGAGACGTGTGTATTGTTTAGCAAATCAGTGAGCCAGTTTTACATTGCTGGGCAAATGGTGGCTACATTGTACGGAGTGTTTACTGAGCGCTATGTTGACAAGCGTTTTGAGAACCAGCATGTGATGGGCGACTGTGCGAACGCAAACTGCTACTACGATACTGAAGCAGTGTGTGAGTATGTATGGAATTATGGACACAGACGCTACTATCATCGTATTCAAAAGCCCGTGCAGTCAACGACCATGTTTGTCAATGGAAAAGAGTATCCGGTCAAGCATCATTATTGTGCTGAGTGCTTTGTGAAGTTTGTTTTAGTTGGGTCAAATCCAAATGCATCACGGCACTACGGGGACTATACTAGCGATGGAGACAAGCAAGTATATGTGACCTTCAATGCGGAGCCAACACCTTCAACGTGGATACATTACCAAACAGGAACAAAGGAACCATTGACCAAGTGGCAAGTAGATGCTATGAATGGTAAGTTTCCATAGCATATACTTGTATTGTCTTGTGTTGTATTGTGCATTTTCTCTTTTCATATTTTTTGTTTTTTATTGCTACATACTAACTATTCAACCAATTTAAACCCATCTTCAATAATATTATAGTTAAACCCCCAATCGTCTATTGTTTGCGGTGTTATACATCCATTTTTTAGCGCCTCATTATAATTCCAATAATGTTGTGGCTCAAGTATCCATTGTTGGCTATTTAAATCAACCAATCCAGAAGCATCAAAATCAAATAATTTATAAACTCCATCTACTGATTTAGCCAAGTTATCAAACTTCCAATCTACATACATAATTCCTAAGCCTTGTAAATAAGTTTTCACGTTTTCCATTACTTCTTGTATTTCAATTAAATCATCATAGCTCATTGGATGTAGTCCAATATAACATGACGCCGATTTTTCAGTGCATAATTGTTCCATAGTAATATGATCATCAGTTATATCATAATAATTAACTATATTTGGATGCGGATGTTCCATTAATATTTTAACAATGGTTCTTTCAACCTTATTTGAATATGCGTGATTTTTAGTGAGCGGAGGACCATATTTTCTAAAAAAAGTAATTCCATCATAAGTTTCGTCTGTTTTTGATGTGCTGTCACTATTCATATTATAAATAGTAGATTGGTCCATTATTTTCTCAATTTTCTAGTAGTCTTGTTTTTTAATAGTAACTGTGCAATATCTTTAAATAGTTTATGTTTATTATTCTTACTGGATTTAAGGGCCATTTTTTTCTTACAAGTGAAGCCATTTATTTTTAAATGTTTTTTTTGTAAAATGCTATAAATACATATACCAATTGCCCGGCTTTCTGGATTATTTGCATTTGGAACTTTTTTAATACAGCTACACAATTTTTTGGCAATTATTTGCTCCGCTAATTTCTTAACATAGCTAGTAGTGGTTTTTTTAAATGAAACATTGTAATAGCCCAAAATTTTTATATAGTCTTCTTTAGTTAAATTCATAATATTATATATATAATATATAATATATAATATATAATATATAATATATAATATGAATATTAAAAAATTGTTTAGTTATACATTAGTATTATCTATATATATTCAGTTTGTAACATTAATAATTGGTTTATTTGTGAGTCATAAAAATATACCAAACGAATATATTTTAATAAAGGAGTTATTTTTTTTAGAATTATTTGTTCAAATAATTGAAGGCTTATTTTATATTTGGTTAGCTTTTAATTTTAGAAATGTTTTAAATATGACACCTACTAGGTATATAGATTGGAATATCACTACTCCAACAATGCTTATAACGTTGATTTCATATTTATTATTTTTAGAGGCAAAGGTTAAAAACCAAACAGGTAATTTGACATTGATTTCTATACTAAAAACTAATTATAAAACAATAGTTCCAATATTGTGTTTAAATTGGATGATGATGTTATTTGGGTATTTAGGTGAAATAAAGGTTATTCCGGTTGTTTACAGTGTATTATTGGGTTTTATACCTTTTTTAATTTATTATTATATGATTTATAAAAATTTTGTAGGTAAAAATACAGCAGGATATAATATATTTATATATTTTTTCTTTTTCTGGTCATTATATGGCGTTGCAGCATTATTACCATATTATACAAAAAATATATTATATAATATATTAGATCTATTTGCTAAAAATTTCTTTGGAATATTCTTGGTCTATATTATTTATACAGGTAAATATTAAGTTTTCATATACTTTTTAATAACACCTTATTTATTAATATTAGTAATACTATTCACTCCACCTCTAATTAATTCTTTAGTTTTATTTTGTAAAAATCTTTCAAATGACCCAATAATGGTAGTTGATAATAATAAAAATATACCCGATGAAAAAACTAATTGCCTATCAAATTCGCCAAATTTGCGTTCTGTATATGTAAAAGGGTTATAAGTAATAACAAGCAAAATTCCTATATAAATTTGCAAAAAGGTTTTCAAATATTGTAAGTATTGCGGAGCAAAACCTCCTATTCCTAATAATACTATTATATATAATACAAAACTTATATTTATTGAATATAAAAATAGTAATTCGCTGAATTTTTTACTTTTATACATAATATTATTAATAACAAATATTATTAATATAACAAATATTATTAATATTATTAATATTACAAATATTCACCCTATTTATTTTCAAAAAATAACGCGCAATATACCTCTATAAAATATGGCATCATAATACGTAAGGATTATGATGAAAGAAAAAATAAAAATAGCAGCCAAAGTTTACAAAGTTAAATCTCTCTTTTTACCGAATTTATATTTCTAAAATTTTTTCAGGATTTGGACATTTATAAATGTCCATTTTTAAATTATACATCCCTTTATAGGTTTTTCAAAAAAATTATGTGTATTTTTAAGGTATATAACCATAATGTATTAAAAATGTTTTAAATAGCGTGAAAAAAGACAAGACCATAATTTTTTAAGGTCTATTTTCTGATTTTTTGCGCGTTTTTTATAAGTATAAAATACTTATAAAATACTTATAAAATACTTATAAAAAACGCGCAAAAAAGCGCAACTTTTTAAACGTTCGAAAAAACATTATCATAATAGCTATCAAATAATATTTTTGATAATTTTATTTAACACCATATTTAAAAATACTTATAAAAGCGCTTTCTTAGCAAAAAGGATTTAAGGGTTTTTTATAAGTATATAATAATTATAGATGAATAATAACAAAGGGAAAAGCATATATTTATATGAATGTAAATCTTGTCACTATAATACATATAAAAAAGGAGATTATGGAAGACATATACAAACTGAAAAACATAAACATAATGAGCTACTTATAAATATTAGTGAAAAAACTTCTAATAAATGTTATATATGTGAATGTGGTAAAACTTATAAACATAACCAGAGCTTATATAATCATAAAAAAAAATGCACTTTTGTAAATTTAGAAATAAGTAATATTGAAGCAAAAAATGAATGTAATGACATTGTTAATCAAAATCAAAATCATAATATTAACAATAATATGATATTAAAGCTATTTACTGAAAATAACGATATTAAAAACTTGCTAATAATTCAACAGCAACAAATAATGGAGCAGCAAAAACAATTAGGAGAGCAACAAAAGCAATTAATAGAATTTGTTCCAAAAATAGGTAATATTACAAATAATAATACACATATAAAGCAGAATTTTAATATCAATGTTTTTCTGAATGAAAGGTGTAAGAATGCTATAAATATGAATGATTTTATAAAACAAATAAATTTAACATTAGAAGACCTAGATTTAACGAAAAATAAGGGTTTAGAAATAGGGCTAACTAATGCTATTATACAAACAATAAGTAAATTATCGCTTTTTGAGAGACCTTTACACTGTACAGATCCAAAACGCGAGACATTGTACATAAAAGATAATGATCTATGGGAAAAAGACAGTGATAAAACAAAAATAAAAAAGGCTTTACACAATTTAAATAAAGCTCATTTTAAGCTAATTCAAGATTGGATTGCTAAAAATCCTGATTTTAAAGAAAACGATGCAAAACAAGACTATTTTGCTTATTTATTGAAAACTTGCTCTGTTAATTTAAAAACAATAGATGATAAAATAATCAAGAAAATTTGTGCTTCTAATAATTTAAAAACTAATTTAAAACAGTTCGAAAATATTAATTATGATTAATCAATCAAAAAATAATATATATTTATATTAGTTTATTATAATATGCTAAAAGGCGCATATACATTAGGACGAGGAGCAATGAAAGCAGTACCTAAATCTTCAAATTATTTTAAAATAAAATCAAAACAAAATGATAAAGAAGGATTAAGTAACAATACATCTTCAAATACTAGTGAACCCCCAACTATAATAAATGATGGTTCAACAAGCAATCAACTTAAATGTCCACCTAATAAACCATATTTTGAATTACCAGATAAACCAGGCTTGGGGGAATTAATTAAGTATATTATTGCAAATCTTCTTAAACTTTTATTAATACCCTTTAAAGTTATATGGAAAATATTGGAATATGTTCTATTTGCTATTAATAAATTAAAACCTAAAAAAAAATACTTTAAAGCTTTACACGCAACAAATGTATTTCCTGGTCTATTAAGTCTAATATTAATGATATTGTTGATAATTTTTTTAATTTGGACACTATTACAAAAATTTTTAAGATGGATTTCTTTTGGATATATTGAATTACCTAATTTACCAATTCTATATAATAGAAAAATAACACAGATAATATATTCTTTTTTTTATCTGCTAACTAGTGCTTATTTATTATTTTATTTATTTGTTGATAATTTTAAAGTTTTAAAAGAACAATTAACAAATAACACTGAAAGTTCTAATTTAGATATTATTGAAATCCTTAAACGATTAGTCGGAACATTTTACATATTATGGCCTATTTTTATAGTTGTAATTGGTTCTACTATAACAAAAGCTTTTTATAAAATGTCTTGTAATGGTGCTGAAACAAATATATATAGTTTTGCTAAAATAGTAGACTCCTCTGTTCTAGCAGTATTAGTAATAAGTATTATTTTTATAATATTGTTAAAAATAACATCATTATTAGAAATAATTATAAAACGTGTTAAGCCTGATGAGAAAGAAAAAGTTGGTAAAGCCTATAAAACAATGTTTGGAATTATATTTAATTTTAATTTAAGTTATATTATATTGCGATTAATAACATTGATGTTTGAAGAATTTGCTGCAAAAAGTTTAGTATTTTTAATTTCTAAACTCAGTAATCAAGTTGCAAATCCTATTATAAATAATTGTAATGAAACTGAATCTGAATGTGAAAAATCAAAAGATGATGAACTTGAAAAGTTCATGCAAACAGTAATAGGAACAATTTTATGGTTTATTTTATTTATTGTTGTAATAATTCAAGCTCCCTTACCACCGTGGCCTATACCTGCTTTAGCCAAAATAAAACCAAAAGTCGATTTTCCAATAGGTAATGTTGTAAAAATATTGTTTAATAAATTAATAAATATGGTTACTAGTAGTAGTAAAAATAAAACATCAAACTCATACGATACAGATACAGACAATGTAAGTGCCTCTATAGCGGCTGTAATTTCTGCTTCTACTGATTCAAGTTTAACTAAAGCAAGTGGTTCAAATCCTAAAACAGATACAAATAATAATATTTCATCACCTGTAGCAGCAGTCATTACATCAGCACTTGCTCCAACATCAACATCAACACCATCAGCGCCTGTAGCAGCAGTTATTACATCAGCACTTGCTCCAACACCAACATCAGCACCAGTAGTAGCAGCACCAGTAGCAGCAGCACCAGTAGCAGCAGCACCAGTAGCATCAGCACCAGTAGCAGCAGCACCAGTAGCAGCAGCACCAGCAGCACCATCATCAGCAAAAGCAACACAACAACAAGCACCTATACTATCACCGACAACACCATCAGCACCTGTAGCATCAGCACCATCAAGATCAGGACTACAAAAACTACAAAGAACATTAGGACCACCACCATCAGCAGAATTAAGAGCACAACAACGAGCAAGAGTACCAACCCCAAGTAAGGTTAATAACACTGCTATTCCTGATTACATATAATAACCAAATAGCCTAAAAAGCCCAAAATTTTTATAATATATTAAAGTAAAAATTTTAGGATTAAAATGTTGACCCAAATGAACCTCCCAAAGCACCGTTAGCAGCCATAGGTTCCATTGTTTCCATAAATGCGTTTTGCATAGCCTGACCCTGAAAACTATTTCCACCGCCATTATTCATCATATTTGGTAGTGAATCAATCATAGAGATATTATTTTGGGCAGGCATTTGATTAGCTCTTGGAGCCATTAAAGTATTATCTAATGTATCTGCTCTGCTAACTTGATGAATTCCGGGTGTAGGAATAGTCTGATTTATTTTAGCATTACCGTGATTACTTACTCCAACAAGAGCACTTTTACCACTCCATGCTTCCATACCTCTACTATAAATAATGTTGATTTTGGCTCCTAATTTGGTTTGCATTGTTATAATTAAAATTAATGTAGGAATAATAAAACTTACTTCATTAAATTTAGAATATGGCACCTTACTATATGTTGGAAAATACCGAGTAATTTTATCAATAAAGAAAATTGCTATAAATAATACACCTAATTGAAGAATAATTTCAAATAATAATTCCAAGTTATCTTTTTTATCGTTGTCTTCCGGAATATATTCTTTTACAAGTTTTAATAATATTATAACAGGGATTAAAGCTATTATTAGATATTGTAACATATTAAATAATACAGCTTTATTATCGCTATCAAAGTTAAAAACATAATAGAAGAATCCAGAAGGACTAAGTTTATTGCTACCACCACCTATAAAATTTTGAGTATCAATACTTTCCATAAATAT